AATATTCTTGCCCGCGATGTGGCCGCAATCCTCAAGGATACGCGCGCCGTTCAGGATGTACTTGCGGACCTTGCGGCGCTTGATCTTGCGCGCCTTGACCTCGATCACCCCCTTCCCAGCTAGATCGGCCAGAGCCGCGTCAATGGCGGATTGGTCGCTCTCCACATCGTCACCGATGATCTTTTCGCCCATGTCGTCCAGTTCATCGTCGGTATACTTGACCGTCTGGCCTTCAGGATCGACGAAGGTGCGGACGTTCTCGCGCACTTCCTCGACCTTGTAGTATTCCGCGATGTAGACGCCATCGGGCGTATTCCAGTCGAAATAGCTAGTGTTGATGTCCTTGGGCCATGATGCCGGATCATCGCCCCATTCAGCCTTGTAGGCATCGCGCGCCATGAAGTAGACGACAAAGCAGTGCTTGGCATCCGCCTTATCAGCGCGCTTGGCATTCACATCGAAGTAGACGCTGGTATCCGCATCGTAAATCGGCTCGATGCGAATGCGCTGCCGCTCGTTTTCGTCGTCGTACTCATCTTCGTAATCAGCCCGCAGACGGAACGCGCCAAAGCCACCGCCAGCTGCCTCCTCGAATGCGTTGTCGTACGCTTCTTCGGCTGCGCTATCCTGTTCATCTGCCCGGTAAAGCCCGTCACACACATCGGCCAGCGCGCTATCTCTGCCGTCACGCGCCACAAAGTCAACGCTAATGCGGTTGTTGCGGTATTCGTTGATAACCCGCATCACCGCCTGGTGAACCTTGTTGTTCTCAAGCTTCGGGCGCTTCTCGAACTGCTCGGCTAGATCGCCTTCCCACTGCGCTCCGACGATGGAGTAGAAACGCCGGTCGGCAACGCACTGGCGGCGCGCCTCGCGGTTCGCCATCTGGGTTGCGTCAAACTCGGCGCGGGCCTGTGCCAGCACACTCGCGTAGACTTCGGCTTTGGTTTTGCGCGCCATTAAAACCTCTGAGCCTTGCGCCAATACGGCAGCGGGCGGATTACCTTAACCCATAGCGCGCCCACCGTCAACGCCTGCCCCACTTGGTGACGATTGGCATGGGAGTAGCATCGGGAACAGCCCTAACCGCAGACGCGCGGCGCACGCCCTCGCACGCATAGCGCAGTGCGTCGATGCAGTGATTGTTCTTGTCTGCCAACTTGGGCAGCACCATGCCGGTGAGCGGGTCGATCTCGAAGCTGTACAGCGTCAATTCGTCAATCACGTGCTGGCAGCGCGGGTGAACGATGATGTCAAAGCTCTTGAGAAACTCCACGCCCTCCTCGACCGAACGCGCGCCCTTGACGGCTGGCAGGATGCGGGGGAAGCCATGGTTGCGCAGGTAACTGATCGTCTCGGGTCGGCTGCTGTCTGCCACCATAGGCCAACTTTCAGCACCTGGCACCGTCATGAACAGATCGGGCAAGCGGTCAATCTCGCAGCCAATCTGCCAAGCCTCGTAATCGATGTAGAGGTTGCGCCCGTCAATGTAGCACCGCAGGAGAACGCTGGGATCGATGCTAAAGCCAAAGTCCGCGCCCATGCGGAAGGTGACACCATCCGGCGCGGTAAACTCCTCGACGCGCCAGTTGCGGAACACGCGGGCCTCGCTGTTGCGCTGATACTCGCCAAGCCAGATGTGCGCAAACTTGTCCGGGTCGCGGCTGCGGTCATATTCAAGCTCGCTGCGCAGAACGTCGGGAAGCCACGGGTTGTCGCGGTAGTTCGCCTGCACAACCAAGGCATCTGGTGGCGGGTTCTCGCCGCGCAGCAGCACGTCCACAGGATCGGTTGCCTGCGATGGGTTCCACGTAAACCAAAGCTCCGAACCGGGCTTACGGATCGTCGGGCGAAGCAGGTCAAGCGAGCGCTGCGAAAGGCTCTGCGCTTCCTCGACCCATGCGATGTCATAACCTTCCAGCGACTTGATGCTGTCTGCCGTGTGGTTTTGCATACCTTGGAAAATGATCAAGCCGCCATGCGGAGCCTTGATGACGGTTTGCTGAACCTCGAACAGCTTGCCAACGCCCATCGCCTCAATCTTAAGCTCCAAGAGCTTTTTAACCGATTGCGCGAGGGACTTCTGCACTTCGCGGATGCAAACGGCGGATGTCCGCTCCATGATGCAGCGTTCAATGAGCATCTCGGCAAACGCATGAGACTTGCCCGAACCGCGCCCGCCGTGCACGCCCTTGTAGCGCGAGGGCTGAAGCAAGGGGACAGCCCAGCGGGGCGTGTCGATGACTAGCTCACCCTTCGGGGGCATCGACAACGCGACGGGTAATCAGCTTGACGGCAATCTCGCCATCCTCGCCAGTGCCTTGCAGCGTAGTGGGAAGTACCTTGCCAATCAGCGCCAGGAACGCAGACGGACTTTCCCGCGCTTGCTCGCAAAGGTAATCCTCGCCGCCAGCCTTATCCAGCGCATTGAGGATCATGTCCTTAAGCTTGGTCGTCACCTTGTTGGGCACGCCCTTAGGTCGGCCCGGACCGCCAACAAGCAAGTTGGGGTGCGTTGCCGATCTTTTGCCGCTTTGTTTTTTCGGAGCGCTAGTTTCCGCCATATCGTCAACCTACCACTTTGCGAGAGCGCGGGCAAGGTTTCATGCTCCATCATCCCCGTCGCTGTCGCCGCGCGTGTCGCGGGGTGGGGCAAAGTACCTCTCCGGCAATTCGCCACGATCCAGCATCTCCAGCAGGATGGAGGCGGGGCCGCTGATGTTGCGTTCGCCAGTTGCCCAGCGATGCACCGTGGAACGATCAGCAACGCGAAGGATGCGGGCTATCTGTGCGATAGATAGCCCTTGAGAGTGGCGGATGCAGTTAAAGTCTGCGGGAGTCATGACTGCTGGTCCCTTATGGCTAGTGCTTCTTCGAGCAGCACGCCCTGTAAGTCTCGCAAGGCCGCGATGCGGGCGTAGTGTGTCTCGCGGTCGGCCGCGCAGCGCTCGCTGTCGCCGGGGTAGTCCCGCCCGTTCGGCGCGACCTCCTTGAGCCACTCGACAACGAGGTTGAGGCTGCGGTTGGCGTCAAGGCGCGCCCGGATCAAGTCCTCCGGGTGGGTGCCGTTGATGTTGATGGTGGGACGGATTAGCGCGCTCATGCTTTGCGCTCCCGCACTGCCCAGAAGCACCCCCAAGTTTCCGGCAGCTTGCGGCGGTTATCAAGGCCAAGATCGGCCATGACTTCATCCACGGTGACGACCGGGCGAGTGCCGAAGCGGGTAAGCGTGGTGTAGTGAGTGATGCGGTTTGCCATTTGCGTATTCCCTTGTCGGTGGGCAGTGCCCGTTGCGTTGAAACCACCTTAGCGCCAGCGTTGCGGATTGCAACAGCTATTTTGCGAGGGGGAGTAATTTTTTCCACCACCACTTTCCGCGCGAGCATCGCCGGTACAAACGTACACACCCTAAAGGTGTGTGTACGTGTACGTACCGGACGCGCTTTTGCCCCGGTCAATGTACGTACCTAATGTACGTTAAACGGCAAATCATTGTTTTTGCTACCTTATTTTAGGTACATTGCGAAATGTACGCGCTTGTACCGGCCCTAATTTCGCCTCATGAGCATGGCCGAGCCTTCTACCCCGCAAATCACCATCCAACCATGCTCGTAAGGGGCAATTATCTCGGCCAAAGTGAGCGCTCCGATCAGCCTGTTTGTCTCGCTTGGTTTGATCGCCTGCTTGGCGCTGGCCTCGCTTTTGGCAATGCCGCTTTCCATGAGGTAGGACACGATGGCCGACCGGCTAACGTACGGCTTGCCCTCTCTCACTTCCGCTCCGGAGGCCCACCAGGCGTTTTCAAACAACTTCCGGTGCTTTGCCGTAGCGCTCTCCTTCTCGCGCTCCACAGGCGCTTCCGCGAACTGTACGACGGCACTTGTGACCGCCTCGCCATCCTCATCGATCCAGCCGGGTATCGTCACGCTTTCCAGTGTCGCGTAAACCGACTGCGCAAGCTCCGCATCTTTGCTCTTGCGCTGCACGATCTGCATGGGCGCGTCTGCCTTGGCGGGAATGATGGACACCTCGATGTCGAGCGCACCGCGCCATGCCGAGGAGCCGCGCGCACGGTGCTGCGCTTCCTCCGATACACCAGTATGGTGTACCAGCAGCACCGAACAATCGAACTCAGCCATGAGCGCATTGCAGGCGTCGAGCATGGACTTGGCATCCTGTGCGCTGTTTTCGTCGCCAAGGAGGAAGCGGTGCAGGGTGTCTACCACAATCAGGCGGGGAAGCTCGCCAAGCGCTCGCACGCTCTCTACCACCCGGCGATAGCCTTCCGGTGTGTTAAGGTCGCAGCCAGCCCTTGAGAGCCACATGGTGAGGCGTGTAGCACCTCGCGCCACCTTCCACGCTGCAACGCGCCCCCGCAGGCCGTGGTGGCCTTCGCCGGCCAAGTAGACGACTGCACCCGGCTTGACCTTGTGACCATTCCATTCGGGCAGGCTCGCGGCCATAGAGAGGCACCAGTCGAGGACGACGAATGTCTTGCCGCCGCCGCTAGGTCCGTGAACCATGATAAGGGCGCGGTCTTGCAGCCAATGCTTGACCAGCCACGAGATCGGCGCGGGGCTTTGCGCGAAGTCATCCGCCGGGATAAGCCAATCGGATTGCGGCGGGGATAGCAACCCGGCGAGATCCCCCCCACCCTGCGCGTAATCGTTAGCATCCCCCTGCACTGGTGGCGAGATGACCCGCGCGCCGTGTTTGGCCGAGGCTTGATCGGCGTATCGCAGGCCGACCCCGCTGGCATCATTGTCAGCCACGATGACAAGCTCTTGCAGCGCGCCGTGTCTCTCGCGCAAAGTTCCCGTGACGGGAACGAGGTTGCTTGCGGAATACGCGACGGCGCAGGGCCTGCCGGTGACCTGGTGAATGGTGGCGGCAGTGGCGAAGCCTTCCGCAATGTAAAGCGGACCGGGATCATCCATTGTGCCGACAATCCAGAAACAGCCGCCCGTCTGCCCGCCGGTATGGTAGAGCTTGCCGCCATCCCCGTCGATGTACTGGATGGATGCTAGCGTGCCCTCTGGTGTGTAGAGCGGGACGACCAGTCGCCCGTCACTTGTCACCCTCGCGCCGTTGGGTGCGATTCCCTTGCGCGCCAGGTAGGGGTGCGCCTCGCTTGCAGCCATGCAAGAGGCCCATATCGACGATACGGTATCGGCTGCAACCTCGCGGGTCTTAGTGATCTCCGCATCGCGTAGCGCCTTGGCCTCTGCCAGCCGCCGCGTATTGGCCATCTGCTCCGAGATCGTAAGCTCCCGGCCAACGTCGGCCCGCCATGGTGCTTCGAAGCCAAGCCGCCAGCAACCGAATCGGCCCGCTGGGATGCCTTCTGGGAATGCGACGTACCACCCCGTCTTATCGCCCTTACCCGGCGTTCCCTTGGTGCCCGATTGGAAGCGGTGCAGCTTGCCGTCGAGAAACACCGCAGCGGGAGGCGTAAGGCCAGCTGCTTCCATAGCCCGCTTCAACTGAACCTCTGGCGGGTCGTAGATTGGGATCGGTGGCGGCGACCAAGGACCGCCAAAAATGTTTGAGAGGTTCCCGCTCATTCGCCCTGTCCTGTCAAATAGGATGCCAGCCGGTTTAAGGTTTCCAGCTTTGGATTCGGTTCCTTCCCGTCACGAATGCGCGCGATGGTGTTGCTATGCAAGCCGGTTCGCTCTGCCACTATGCTTAACCGCCTATCAGCCAAGCCCTGACGAATCCAATCAAGCTCGAACATATTTTTCCCTCACCTGTTGTGGTGTTTCCCCTTTACATGGGGGAGGAGGCAGTGTAAACCCACTTCACCCAGCGACCGGATCAGCCGACCGCTGGCATAGGAGCCAAACATGGCAATCAATCTCAAGAGGACAGGCACGCTGTCCGCTAACGGCGTCAAGCTGCTTGTCTACGGACAGGCAGGCGCTGGCAAGACCTCGCTCATTCGCACGCTGCCTGAACCTATCGTGCTTTCCGCCGAGGGTGGCCTGCTTTCCATCCAAGATGCTGACCTGCCGTTTATCGAAGTGACCTCGATGGATGATCTGCGCGAGGCTTACGAATGGGTCGCGGGATCGGACGAAGCCAAGGCATTCACTTCGGTCGCCTTGGATTCCATTTCCGAAGTTGCCGAGGTGGTTCTCCAATATGAACTCAAGCGCAACAAGGATGGCCGCGCTGCTTACGGCGAACTCAATTCAACCATGAATGAATTGATCCGCGCCTTCCGCGACCTTCCCGGCAAGCACGTCTATATGTCTGCCAAGCTCGAAAAGTCTCAGGATGAGATGGGCCGGATGCTCTACAATCCGGGGATGCCGGGTAAGTCATTGACGCAGGGCCTTCCGTACTTCTTCGACGAAGTGCTGGCCCTTCGCGTCGAGAAGGACGCAGACGGCAATACGCAGCGCGCCCTCATGTGTGATAGCGATGGCCTATGGGCGGCTAAGGATCGCAGCGGCAAGCTCGATGCTTGGGAAGCGCCGGACCTTGGCGCGGTTATCGCCAAGATTGGCGGTGCGTGATGGACCTCGCCACCCTCTCCCGCGAATGGCTGACGGCCAAGGCAACTGAAGCCGCAGCCCAAGCGCACCGCCGCACAATCGAGGACCAGATGCGCAGTCTGATCGGCGTGCCCGAAACGCTTGAAGGCGTGACTAAGGCGGCACCGGACGGTTACGAGATCAAGGTGACTGGCCGGATTGACCGCAAGGTTGACAGCGAGAAGTTGCAGGAACTCGCTGCCGAGGCTGGCTTGTCCGATCACCTGCCTAACCTGTTCCGCTGGAAGCCTGAGCTTAACCTGACTGTCTGGAAGGCTGCGGACAAGTCAATCACCGATGCCCTCGCGGGCGCAATTACGGCAAAGCCTGGCCGTCCCTCGTTTGCAATTACACCGAAGGAGTAAAGACAATGGCATTTCTTGGCGAAACCTTTTCGACCGACGATCTCCCGCAGTCCGAACGCAGCTATGACCTGCTGCCGGACGGCTGGTATAACGTGACCATCACCAAGGCAGAACTTGGCACCACCAAGGCTGGCAACGGCCAGAAGATTGATATGCGCTACGACATTACCGGCCCCACCAATCAGGGCCGCGTCATCTTCGGCGCGCTGAACATCCGCAATCCCTCGCAGAAGGCAGAGGAGATTGGTCGCCAGCAGCTTGGCGAGATCATGCGCGCTGTCGGTCTTGCGAAGGTGCAGGATACCGACGAACTGATCGGCAAGAGCCTTGCCGTCAAGGTCAAGACCCGGCCCGCCGAAAACGGTTATGAGGCGCGCAATGAGGTTGCAGGCTTCAGGGCCATTGCTGGTGGCATGGCACCCGCACCGACTGCGGCTCCTGCCGCCACGTCGGCCGCAGCCAGCCCGCCGTGGGCCAAGCGTTAAGCCAGTTGTTCCCGGACCCCTGCCAGCAATGGCGGGGGCGAGGATAACCACTGGAGTGATATATGACCGCCATTCCACCACCTGCGACAACCATCGCGTCACTCATTGACGCCTACCACGAGCAGCGCAAGGACAAGCCGCGCCCGCACCTTGGCGCGTCCCTGCTAGGGCACCATTGCGATCGCTGGCTTTGGCTATCGTTCCGCTGGGCTGTGCAGGAACAGTTTCCGGGCCGCATCCTTCGCGTGTTCCGCCGGGGCCACATGGAGGAAGACACAATCGTTTCTGACCTCCGGGCGATTGGTGTTGACTTGCGCCACACCGGAAAGACGCAGCGCCGCGTCCTGTTTGGCGCGCATGTTTCCGGCTCGCTTGACGGCATTGCAGAGCGCGGCGTTCCCGGCGCTGAAAAGACCAGGCATGTCGTCGAGTTCAAGACGCATTCGAAGAAGTCATTCGACGACCTAGAGCGGCACGGCGTCCAGAAGTCCAAGCCGCAGCATTGGTCGCAGGTCCAGTGTTATATGCACGGCACCGAGATTACCCGCGCGCTGTACGTGGCCATCTGCAAGGATGACGACCGCATCTACACCGAGCGGGTCAAGTATGAGCGAGAGGCGGCTGAAGATGTTATTGCAAGGGGCCGCTCCATCACGCTGGCCGACCGGATGCCGCCGCCTATCTCTACGGACCCGTCATGGTATCAGTGCAAGTTCTGCGCCGCGCATAGCTTTTGCCATGAGCGCCAACCGACCAAGTTTGCCAACTGCCGAACCTGCGCGCACTTTACGGTGCGCGAAACCGACTTCCTCTGCGAGCGTTGGGGCGATGCCGTGCCGGTAGACTTCCAGCACACCGGCTGCGATAGCCATGTGCTGCACCCTGACCTGGTGCCGTGGCCAATGGAAGGCAGCGAGGACGGTTTGTCAGTCACATGGGTGATTGACGGGAAGCCCGTGCTGAACGGCGAAGGCGGTTACAAGAGCCGCGAGATCGTCGCTAATCCCGAGGCTTGCGCGTCTGGCATTCGGGAGGAAGTCCGCGAGCATTTCCCCGATGCGGAGGTGATTGGGTGATGCTAAAGCCGGGACCAAAACCGCCAGCGTTTCATCCTGAATACAGCTTGCTACCTGAAACCGGATTGCGAGCTAATCAGATCGGCGCACCTTTGTATTACACTGGCAAGCCATGTGTGCGCGGCCACATCTCGCCAAGATATGCTAGTTCATCGAACTGCATTGAGTGTATTGAACAAAAACGAAAAGTCGCTGGCCGCAACATGCGTGGCGGCGCAAAGTTTCGCAAACAAACCGAAAATGATTTGGCTGTGCAGGCTCTCGCCAAAGGTGAGAAAACATATACCGGAAAACCATGCCCAGTCGGGCATGTAGAGCGTCGAGCAACTACGGGAAACTGTGTTGAATGCGAAGCCGCCAACGCTCAAAAACGGAAAGATAATGCAAAATGGAAAAGGATCTTTGATCTTTACGGACTAACCAAAGAGGCGCTTGAGGCTATGGTTTTGGCGCAAAATAATCAATGCTGCATCTGCATGGCTACATTTTTAGAAGTAAATATGCACATTGATCATTGTCATTCGACCAACAAGGTACGCGCGCTTTTATGTAGCCGATGCAATCAGGCAATTGGCCTGATAGACGAAAGCATTGAGCGAGCTGATAAGATTAAGCAATATTTACGGAGTCACAATCATGCTGCGTGATTATCAACGTAGAGCAATTGATTCTGTTTACCAATGGTTTGACAAAAACAAAAATGGCAACCCTTGTTTGGTGCTTCCAACTGGAGCTGGCAAAAGTCACGTTGTCGCGTGCTTGTGCAAGGAGGCGCTGCAAGAGTGGCCCGAAACCCGGATCCTAATGCTAAGCCACGTCAAAGAGATTCTGGAGCAAAACGCCGAGAAATTGCGCCAGCATTGGCCAGGTGCGCCTATGGGCATCTACAGTGCCAGCATAGGGCGCAAGCAACTTGATGAACCGATCACGTTTGCAGGCATTCAATCGATTAGGTCCAAGGCTCAAAAGGTTGGGCACGTTGACCTTGTGATTATCGACGAATGCCACCTTGTCAGCCATGCCGACGAAGGCGGGTACCGCACGCTGATAAACGACCTGTTGGCGATTAACCCGGCGATGCGGGTAGTTGGTCTAACCGCCACCCCATACCGCTTGGGGCACGGCCTCATTACCGACGCGCCTGCCTTATTCTGCGACCTGATCGAACCCGTATCCATTGAGGAACTGGTATTTAAGGGCCACCTGTCGCCGCTGCGCTCCAAGGTGACAAAGACGCGCCTCGACGTTTCCGGCGTCCACAAGCGCGGCGGGGAGTACATTGAAAGCGAATTGCAAGCCGCCGTCGATACGGATTTAAACAACATGCAAGCGGTACGTGAGGTGCTGGCATTCGCCGGGGATCGCCGCTCTTGGCTGTTCTTTTGCGCTGGTGTCAAACATGCGCAGCACGTTGCCGAGGTGCTGGCCGAATACGGCATTGCCGCAGGCTGCATCACCGGGGACACCAGCAAGACCGAGCGCGCCGATTTGATCCGCCGATTCCGCTCTGGCGAGCTTCGCGCGCTTACCAATGCCAACGTGCTAACGACTGGCTTCGATGCCCCTGGCATTGACCTGATTGTCATGCTGCGGCCCACTATGTCGCCTAGCCTGTACGTCCAAATGGCGGGGCGCGGGATGCGCGTTGCCGATGGCAAACAGGATTGCCTTGTCCTCGACTTTGCGGGCGTTGTGCAGACGCATGGCCCGATCACCGCAGTCCAGCCGCCGAAACGCAAGGGAAGCGGCACTGGCGAAGCGCCGATGAAGGTGTGCGACAACTGCGACGAATTGGTACACGTTAGCGTGATGGTCTGCCCTGCCTGCGGGCAGGAGTTCCCCGCGCCTGAGCCTAAGACCTACACGCTCCATAATGACGACATCATGGGGCTGGATGGCGATACGCTGGCCGTGACATCCTGGGCTTGGCGGGCGCACACCAGCCGCGCGAGCGGCAAGGAGATGCTGGCCGTGACGTATTACGGCGCGCTGTCTGACACGCCGGTAACGGAATACCTCACCGTACTGCATGACGGCTACGCGGGCGATAAGGCCCTGCGCTTGCTGGCCACCATCGCCGGTAAGGCTGGTGTGCAACTTGAGCCGGGCGCGGGGCTGGACGATACCGCCAATGCGCTTAACAATGGCCAGTGCCCGAGTGAGTTAGAATACCGCCGCGATGGCAAGTTTTACCGCGTATTGAAAAGGACATGGTGATGAGAGCGCCGAAGCCGCAGGCATTAACGGACTACGAGGCTTGGCGAGCTAAAGGCCCGCCGCGTTTCTGCTGGAATTGCGACCATTACACAGGGCACGGCTCTTGCATGGTGTTCAACACGACCCCGCCGCTTGACTTTACGCAAACCGAAGGAGCCTGCCCGAAATGGGAACAAGAACTGCCGTTCTAAGAACCCCGCGCCCCCGCCAGCCCACTGGCGAACGCATCCGCACCGAACATGAAGAGCAGCGCGAGGTGGTAAGTTGGTTTCGCCAGACCTACCGCCCGTGCCGTATCTTTGCGATTCCGAATGGCGAGCAGCGCTCAAGGACGACCGGGGCTAGGCTCAAGGCTGAAGGCGTTAGCGCGGGCGTACCCGATCTACTGGTGCCCGCGCATTGCTTGTGGATCGAGATGAAGCGCAGCCAAGGCGGGAAGGTTAGCGCCGTGCAGAAAGAGTGGCACGGATACCTAAACGAAATCGGCCACACCGTGCTGGTTTGCTACGGTGCAGCCGATGCTAAGGAGAAGATCGGGGAGTTTATGAGGCGGGTGTAGCCCGCCTGTGTCTGCAACCAATGTCGCCGCGAATCCCGCACTTAGGGCAGGGGTCGCGGCTGACATGCACTAGTGTGTCATTGTCTATGGCTGGCCTGCGGACCATGTTTCCCCACGGGAGGGGAGTTTTTTCGCTGCTCATGACGTTAAACCTCCACGTACTTGACCGGCCAATTGCTCGTATGCCGTATCGGATAAATCAAACAGACTCTTGACCGTCTCCGGTGCGATGCCCTTGGCGATGGCTTGGCGGGCTTGGCTGTGCCCTTCCACTTTTGTGGTAAACTTCGCTTGGCGCTCTGCCAACAAGGCAAAGATGCTGTTGCGTAATTGTTCGCTACCCCGGCGCATGGCTTCTACTTCCTCTGGCTCGATCATTCCCCTGTCTCCGTCCATCGCCGCACGATCTCTCGCATCCACGGCGTTGCGTCCTTTTCATACTTGCGCAGTCCATTGATGACGGTGCTATGATCGCGCCCGCCAATCCAGCGGCCAACTTGCGCAAGGCTATTCGTGCCGCGCGAGGCAAGCACTTTGTAGGCTACCAGGCGCGCTTGCATGATGGCCCTCGAACGCTTGAGGCCGATCACATCCGCTAGCGATACATCCATGTCCGCAGCGATGGCCCCGATAATCTCGCGGTGCCCAGAGGGGATGTAATCCGGCGAAGGCGGGGCGTATTTCACCACCCGCTTAGGCTCTTCCGGCGCGGGTTCCGAAACAATCCCGCGCGCTTCGTTTAGCCTTTCGAGCAACTTCGCGTCGGCCCGAATCGTGGCCTTGAATGCCGCAAAGTCAGACTGCCGGATGTACTTGTCCGTGATCGATGCAGTCATTTGCGGCTCAAACGGCTCGCTCTTTGGCTTGCGCAGCTTGGCGATGTCATCTCGCGTCAAGCCGTGTTCGCCATATTCGCGGTTAAGCTGGGCCATGATAAAGCCTAGATCGGAATGGCGCTGAGCCAACTTTTCGGCATAGCTCTGCGGCATCCCAAGAGGATGGTTTCTGAAGTTCATTGCTGTTGCCCTCATGCTGCCAAATCCTTTTGCGCTTCGGCTTTCTTGGCTTTTTTGATGTCAAGCCAACGCCCATAAGCTTCTGATTTGGGCTGCGTTAAGCCAAGTCCCTTGCACCACCAGTCATTGCGTAAAAGAACCTTACACAAACGGCGGTATGATGGTGCCCAATGTTGATCCTCCAAAAGCTTAGGGGCTTCATCGGGGATGACGGTATACCCCCTACCATACCAGCCTTTGAGCCAGCTACGGAAACGAGCAATGTAGTGTTCGCGCGTCGGTTTCGGCAGCGACATAAGCAGAAGGTTGCAAAATGACTTCCATGTGTGCCCATCAGGCCGCGCGATTTTGTTATAGCCCATAATGTTGCCCATTTCCTGCACGTAGATCGCACCGGAGTTTGCGCCGTTGACGCGGGCAATCAGCTTGAACCACGTTTCAGGCTCAAGAACATGGTAGAGCCAAAGCCCCTTGCGCTGATCGTCGCCATAAGGCTGACAAAGGCGCTGTTGACTAAGCGGTACGCCAGCTTGTTGCATCAGGTCGTAAACATGATTGTGGGGCTTGTCAGGATACCTGGCATGATAGCGCCAAATGTCTTGCGTTTTCCAATCGTAGATCGGGTAGACGTTGTACGTCTCGGCAATGACATGCGTTGTATAACGCTTGCCGCCATGCATCCGCTTGTCAAAAACGGCAATCGTGCGAAAGCGGTTCAAACTTTCATCGGCACGAATGCCCACAAAGCCCGCGCATGGCTTGCCATCGCCGTACCATTCGCCAAACAGTACGACAAATTCTTCAAATTCCATACCAGGCTGAAAAAACGGGTAAAACAGCGGAGACGTAATGGCTTCCTTGGCAGGCTGGCGTACCCAAATATCTTGCTTATCAGGATCCCAGCAAAGCCAGCGCGGCTCATAATTGGTAACTGCATTGCGCAGTGACATAGGCAGGCATACCCAATGCAGGTCTATATGTGGCCGGTACAGATCAACCATTTCCTGCAAGTGCGCTTCGGTTGCCTTGTATTGAGCCTCAAGGTCAATAATCAGCACGCCGACCTTACGCCCGCGCTTTATGGCTTCATCCATGACAAGGTGCAGCATGACGCTGCTATCCTTTCCACCGGAAAAACTGACATAAAGCTTTTCAAAGTTGTCAAAGGTGTAGGAAATGCGCTCGCGCGCGGCGTCTAGGACATTCTGGTCCCGATAATGTTTTCTGTCGGTCATTAGTAAAGGTCCGCCTGTGTTCTGCCGAGTGCATCCTCCATAGTGATGATAGGATGCCCGTTGTTTCCCATCCACGCATTGATTGCATCGAGCGCAATCCAATCAGCGCGCTTTTGTTCAAGTTCAGTGAGCAAAAAATATCCGCCGCAAAAGAACTTAGATACGCCCGTTTCGATGCACATTGAGGCTTGCCCCATCCATGCGATACGGTTCATGCGCTCGTTGGTTAGGTAGTGCTCCGAACTCATGCGCCATTCGGTAATGACACGTTCGGCTGCACTTCTAAAGCGCACATCATCGCGCAAAAAGTCCGCATACATGCGCTTGCAGTTCTCAATAGACAAATCCTTGCGGGGCGGCTTGGGATTGTAGAATCCGGCTGGGTAGCACTCCCACTTTTCCCATGTGTGATAAACGCGCTGCATCACACTTCCTCAATCACAAGATCAAAATCATCCACATCCCACGATAGCGAAAAGTCTTCGTCAGAAAACAATTCTGCCAAGCCGCTGATCTGGCACAGGCGCAGCACCTCATCCGGCTCCATGCCAAGATTGGTGGCAATCTTTTCGTCTGACCAATTCCGCTTCTTAAGCTCAATCACAATGTCAGACATTGCCTCAACGCGATGCTTGCCACGCGCCCGGTTATGCCGGATCGTAGAAGCCATACGGTCTGTCTTATCCGATTGGCTTTCGCGGATTTGAACAAGCGGCAAGTAGCCATGCACGCGGCTTTGAATGTCCATGCATTCCTTGCCAACGCGGTGCCGATGAAAGCCGTCAATAACCTCAAAGGTATCATCAGGATCGGCCATTGAAACGATGGGCTGTGTGTAACCATCGGCATCAATCGACAAGCGCAGCAATTCCATTTCTGGCGGCGCAACGCTGTTAGGATTATAGTCGTTTGAGTGAACGAGAGTGTTGGGAACCCAGCGCACAAAATCTACTGGCTCGCTGCGGAAAGGGCTAACTTCGTGGATAGCCTCTCGCAACTGATTGATAGCTTCAACGCGGGCCGTTAGTGGCATATCTGCGAGCGCAGCGATGTATGCCAAAACATCGTTTGGTGCTTCGTTCATTCCAATCTCCTATTGGAAGTTAGTGTTACGAAAAATCCGGGGCGACTATATCAGCCGCCCCGGCAGGTTCCGCGCGCTGGGAGTGGGTGTAGGGCGCGCGGGTGTTCTTTTACCGTTGCATCCGCTTAATCGCGCGCCCGATCCACATTGCAAGCGGGATCGTGATGATGAAGTAGGCTACGGTCGCGCCGAGCATGATGAGGGCGGTCATACAGCCTCCACTGCATCTGCGAGCTTCGCCAGCGTTAGCGGGCGCAGTTCGTGTTCCTGGTTCCGCCAGCGGTAGAACGCCGAAGGCGATACGCCAGCTTGCTTGATGAACTTGATCAGAGGGAGCCGAGCCTTAAGCGCAGCCACCTCTACATCGGTGGGTGTGAGTGTGTTTTCCATGGCCCATTTCTTAGCGTCGCATTTTTTCGCGGTCAAGCGCATTTTTATGGTTGCAATCGCAAATTGTCGCGTTTAGAAGGGAGGCACAATAGGAGACACCGACATGACTTCCGAAACCAAAATCGACTGGCGGGCCGCAAATCGCGCTCGCAATCTTGCCGAGGCGCGCAAGCTGGTTGAAACCGCCACTGCCTATCTCGCGGCCCTTGAGCGCGCCGATGGCGATTACACCCGTTTCGCCATGCGTGCCGAGGTGCCGCTGCTTGAGGCGATTTACAACGTCACCGAATGCGCAGACGTTTGGAACCTCTTGGCCGATCTTGAGGCTGATCTGGAGCCGAACGATTGGCGCGGTGACGATGAACGCCGGTTGGAGGACTGAGCCATGAGCCGCACCGGACAATGGGCGCGCTGCCTTGAAGCAGCCGATTACGAGCTTCGCCACCGCAACGCGATTGAAGCTCGCCGCCACCTCGCCAGCATGACGCCCGTGCGCCGTGCCCAACTTGAGGCAGAATGGGAAGCGCCCGTGTCCGATGGGCGGCGCACTGGACCGGAGGCATTCTAATGTACATTCGCACCATCATCGCACCCGCTGCGCTGCTTTACGCCGCCTGCGTGGCCGCAACCTTCGCCATTGTCGCCTTTGGAGGCTAACGTGCTAATCCACCACCTCACCAAGCCGCGCGTGATGCAGCCGCGTCCCGGCCACCGCGCCTACACATCACCCCTCACCGGATACCGCCGCCCGCCTGTCGCGCCGCGTGAGCCTGAGTTGCCGCTGGAGACTGCGAAGTGAACGCGCCGAACCACACCCACACCTTCGCCACCCCCGCCGAGCTTGAGGCGTGGGCGGCAGGCGTCCGGTATCGGGCGGGTCGCAAGATGGAAACGGCGCGACCTTTCGAGCGCAGCATGATTGCCGCCGCTCGTGATGCCCGCATCCGCCGCGTCACGCTCGCTCACCAGCATTTGCCCACACCCCCGGCACCCAAGGAAGGGGGTGGGGTGTGAGCTGGACAGGCGCACGATGCTTGCAGGGGATGAAATGTGCCCGCGAGGCCGCCAAGCAGGCGGAGGGCAATGGCGACCACAAGGAGGCCGCGCGCTGGCGCAAGCTCGAACAGGTCTGGCGGTCGCGCTATCTGAGTGCCGTATGGTGATCCCCACCCGCCTCCGCGACTTCCTCCGCCGCGAGTTTGGCTGGGATCTGTACGACTGGGCCGACGACGACATTCGATTTTGAAAGGACCGCACATGACACAAGATGAACTCGCCGCGCTGGGGGTGAAGTGATGACCCTGAACCTCAAGCCGCGCCCAGCGCTGACGGTGGTGACATGAACACGGCGCATGAAGCACTACTATTTGACCGGGTCCATCATTGGAAAGCCCGCGCCACAGCAGCAGAGGCCGAGATCCGCAGCCTCCGCAAGCAGGTGGCGAAGGAGCGGGCGGGGATTGTACGGTGGTTGCGCAGAGGCCACGACACCTACCAAAGCGGCACTTACGCGCGCTGTCGGGAAATGCAGCAGTATTGGGATCATGCCGCCGACGCCATCGAGCGCCAACAGGACAAGGAACCGACATGAACCAGACCACCACAGGCGGCGCGGTGATGCTCACTCACCCCAATGGCGAGAAATGGACCACCGAGCGCGAGATCGTCCGTGTCGATGATTGGCAGGCAACGCCCTGGGGACCGGCCAACTTCGGCTATGTCTGGCTAGGCCCACAACGGATTGTTCAGGTAAAGGAACCGCAGACATGACACAAGACGAACCTTCGGAAGCCGCCAAGCGATATGTGCGTGATCTCATGGCGCGTGATTACGCTTGGGCCGAATTGGACGGCGAAGGCTTGCCCGACCCTATAATTGAGTTTTCGTACCACTCTTTGATGGAGGCGTTTGACGCTGGCCGGAAAGCTCCGGTGTCATTCGAGCCAAAAGGCCGCAGCTAAATCCGCCCGCTAACCGCCGTCACCACTTCCACCAGACACATCCCCGCTACCACATCCCGCACGGATTGCCCTTCACGGATTCGGCGTGCCGCAGTCACCAGCACCTTGGCGAAAGCTTCGGCGTGGTCGGGGATACCCTGCACGTTATATGGTGCAGCTATAGCCTGCGGGGTATCGCTCATACTGCCTCCAACTGCGTGATGTTGCACCGAACCCGCGTCACCTCGCCATGTGTCCGGTGGTAGATGATTGCCTTCATATCCCGCCCGGATCGGTATCCGCTATGCCGGTGCCAAGCATCGCCCGCTGCCAGCGTCCGGTGCGTCTCAACCGTGCAGCCGGGATGTTCCTTAAGTTGGTCATGGTGAAAGTGGCCGCAATGCCAGACGCGGAACTTTGCCGCCGCCCAATCCCCTGGTGCATCCGTCGCCATGATTAGAGGCAGGTCGTTCAACTTCGCGCCGTCGCCATGCGTCGAGCCGATTAGGACGTTGCCGAAACGGTGATAGTAGAAGCTGGACGGTGAGGTTTCGATTGTCACGCGCGGCTCATTGTGAAACCAGCCTTGCAGAGCAAGTGTCAGCATTGAAGCTTGGTGCGGATCGTGGTTGCCCCGGTTGTTCCGCACGATCACATGCTTGTGCTTTTCGAGCAGTCGCCGGATGCAACGCACCATCGCCGTAATACCGACGCGGGCAATCTTTTCAAAGCGCCCGTCAACGTCAAGAGGCGCGGCGGAGCGAGGCGTGCGGTTCGTGCCGTTATCAGCGTGGAAATAATCGCCAAGGTTCAGCAGCAGCGCGGTTTCGGAGTTGGGGCCAGAGATCGCCAGCCTGTCCACCGCGTCGAAGGTCAGCCGCTCCGCTATCTTGAGGTCGAAGTTTTCGCCGGTTTCCTCTGCCCATGTGAGCAAGCCAAAGTGCGGATCACCCATGGGTATGACGGTGAGCAAATCGGAATCGCAAACGCTGGGACCAGTGACCGGAGGCAGGCAGGCAAAGGACGGCTCCAAAATGCCCGCCACAGCCTCCCTGAGCGCCTCTAGCGCGTCCTCAGTACTTGGTGACTGCCGTTCCCATGTCCGCTCTACAGTGCCATCTGCGGCGCGCTGCACGGTAACTTTGCCCATGCGGTAGCCCGGAGCCACACCGCTCTCGAAGTTGCCCGGCGCAAACCCCTTCTTCGCCGCATGGGCCTTCAGGGTGCGGATTGATTTGCTGATTGTGTCGGTAGTGAGGCCTAGCGCGCGTTCAGCCGACCGGAAGCTGTCATAGCCTTCCAGAATGCCGATGTATTCGCGCTGCCGTGGCGTGGCGTATTCGAGCAATCGGGGGTCGAATTGCACATATCACCTCTTGGCAGTTGATAGGGTTATTTGGGCAAAGTCAGTGCCCAATCATGCGCTTCAATCGCATACGTCACCGCATCGGTGCAGGCTTGCACGTCGCTTTCGGATACCATGACGGCATCGGCGGGCAGGTCAGCAGGAACGCTGGCACGGCCACTTTCGGCGCTGGCAGGGGTTCCGCTGGCATCACGCGCAACGGCTTGGCTGCGCACCCGGTGAGCAGACACATAAGCGTCAGCAGCGCGGCGAGCATCCGCCAACTTGGATTGAAAGGCTTTGTCGGCTTCATCTGCTTTGCTCCTGTATTCCGCCTCAGTCACCTCTAGAGCGCGCTGGGCAATGAGCGCGGCTTCGGACTGCGCTGCCACGTATGCAGCCCTGTCAGCCTTCCGCAGCGCCTTCTCGGCATGATAGGCGTGGCGGTAATGCCAACTGGCAGCAAACAAGCCAAACACTGCCAAAGCGCCAAACAGGCCAAGGCCCACCTTCCAGCGGGTCAGCAGCAGCCCGATCACTTGACGCGCTTTGCCTTGACCGACCAGGCTGCAATCGCGGTAGCAATCGCACCAGCAAGTGCGGACTGCGTTGCAAGGTCGATTCCGGCGAGCCAGCCCTTGCCAACGGCAAAGGCGAGAGCAGCGCTTGCAAAAGTGCGGACAACGCCCGCCAGTTCTTCTTTCGTCATGTCAGCCACTCCACAATGAGAAACAGGCCCTCCAGCAGCAGGAAGGCGATGAGAACATCCGTTGCTATCGACAGCGCGCGGTTCACAGAAGCTTCACCGCTTCGGCGTGCGTCTCATTCACGCGCCGCAGCCAGCCGCGCCCGAACGTGTCAAAGGTCGAAAGCGCGCGGTAATAGTCTCGCCGTGCTTCGCTGTAGGCCTCAATCAGTTTGGCGAGACCGTGCGCCGTCACGTAAAGCTGGACCGCCTGCCGCGTGCCCCGCCCGATCTGGCCATCTATCACCGCGCCGACAATCCGTTGCAGCATCTTGACCGCACGCGACACGCCCGCATTTACGCCGAAGTCGAACAGCACCAGCGACAAAGCAGGCGGGAAGTCATCGCCGCTCACCTTGTCCCAATACTGCGCCTTGTAGAGCGGCGCGACTTTGGCCGGGGTAAGCGTGCGCATGTCAACGTCGGTGCGCCCTACCCATGTCTGCCAGACACGCTTGGTCACACCGAGGTTGGTTTCGCCGCCCGGATCACGCGGATGGTTTACGTAACCACCCTCGTGCTTCAGGATCAACTTCAAGGCATGGTCAAAAGCTGTCATTGCTTATCAACCCCGTTAACAAGCCTGTCCCACAACCGGATGCACCACCAGACCAGCGTAGCCACACCAACCAGCAGCGCGACAATCGGCGTTAAAACTTGGCTCCACTGAGACACAACCACTAACGACGCGGTGAAGGAGGCCACGTAATCCCCTATCTCGTTAAAGTGATTGCTAGGAGTTGACATGTCTTTACCTTCAATCATGGGCAAGCCCTAACGATACATACCTAACCTTGGCTTGCAACTGTGTCAAATAGGACTAGGTGTTTAAACGCATTTTTTCGCCCCATGCCGCGCCTACAATTGGCGCGGGTTTGACAGGGAAATCTTGGCAACGGTAATGCTGTTGGCATCGCTCGGGCTGTCGTTCGAAACCGTGATCTCAAAGCGCACTTGCTTGGTTGCCAGATCGGTTGCGGTAAATGCAGCCTCACCAGGCGTTACAGCAGCCGCGCCTTGCACCGTCACGTTGACCGGCACGAGCAGCGCGGTGTTAGTGACGTCGATGCGCCCGGTGAACTTGTAGATGCCGGGGCTGGCAGCAGCGATGACTGCCGATGCCATTGTGGTTGTCGTGCTGTCCGTGACGTTCACCAGCTTGAAATTGAGGCGCTTTGGCGCATTGGTGCCGGTCGCGTTGCAGCGAATGTCAAACTCGATCTGGTCCCCGCGCTGCAAGGTGCCGGTTCCTATGTCACTGGACACGATTGCCGTGTCCGTAGTCGTGGCAGACACCGCCAAGAGGATTTGCTTGTTGGCTGCTTGACGACCGGATGTCTTGGCTGTGCGGACGTTGGACACCGTGTTCGCCAGCATAGTCGGGTAGGCCAAGCTGTTGGTGAACCCCTCCATGCCGCCATCAACGTAGACATCTGAAACGTCCTGGTTGGCGACACCGGAGACAAAAATGCAGTTGCCCGCGAGGAACGTCGATCCCGGCAAGATGAAGTTCTTGCTGGTCGTATCAGCGATGCGGATGGCCGAGGTAATCGGCGTGCCCGAGAACGTGCCAGCAATGCGGTTGCGCGCCGAACCGCTTCCGCTAATCTGCGCATGGATGCCGCACGGTCCGTTCCACGAGACGTTGGCGAAGTTGTCTGTGCTGTCGCGCCGATTGGCGGTAACAATGTCGTTCCCGAAGCTAAGCACCGCTCCCGTGAAAGACGCGCCGCCGTGGAAAGCCTTGATGTTGTCAAACCGCACGTTTTGCGCGTTGAGCGCCGACAAGACAGTCCCGCTCGGCAGGCCGGTCATGTTCAGCACGATGTCGCGGAACGTAATGTAGAGTGAGTTTTCCTGCGTGGAAATCCCGCCTGCGGGTGTCTTGACGCCTAGGAACGTGGTCGGCGTTCCCACGTTGGTGCCGCCCGTTAGGTTATACGTGCCCGCCCCGCCCGAACCAGTGCCGTTCGAGACAATCGTGCCGTAATAGGTGCCGTCTGCCGTGTAGAGCCGTGTGGGCACCGTCCACGTTCCGGCGGTGGGCGCGTTGGCGGTGAACACGTTCGAGGATATCGTGCCCGTGCCGGATACCTCAGTCAGTGCGCTAAGAGCCTGCACGAAAAGACCCTGATTGTATGAAGCCGTTGCGTTGCTGACAACAACGTTTTCGCTGTTCATGCTCATTTCGCCAGCCTTGACAAAGAACGCGCCCCGGACGTTGTTGTACTGCACGTTGACCATCAGGTTATTGTACCAGATGCGGCGCGAGGCAAGTACGTCGATGTCGTTGAACGAGGCGCGGTAGGCGGCGGAAGTGACGCCGCCCCAGTTGCCGAGTGTCGAGACTGACAGGCCGGAAATTTCGCCATCGCCCCATGCGAACAGCGTTACATCCGGGCCACCTGCAAGCGCCGGGGGGCCGGGTGCTGTAGTCGTGCGCAGATTGACCAGATAGCCGCCAGCCGTCTCGGAGTAGAGGCAATCGTCCAAATAGATCACGCCGCCACTGATCGCCGTGATCTTGCGCAGAGTGGCATAGTAGGGCTGCTTATCCCCGCCGGAAGTGGTATAGAACGCCGCCGAGAACACGTACACCATATCACCCACTGCAAAGCCCGCAGCATCGCCAGAGGTGGTCAAAGTGACGGCAGTGTCGCCAGACAGCGATGCGTTGAAGGCCTTGGCTTCGGAACTGTACGGGAGCGAATAGTACACTTGCGCGTAGCTCGGCTGGAAATTGCCGGTCTGGAAAATCGCGGTTTGACCGGAATTGTACGGTGCATAGTTGTTGCTGATAACGCAGCGCCCGGAGCCGGGGCCAATGATTGAGACGCCGTAAGGAATCTTGAGCGCGCGGTCGATCTCAACTGCCGCTTCGACCATGCGCAGCGTGCCGCCGCCTGCGGCTGAAAGCGCGTTGATCTGCGATTGCAGACGCAGCGCATTCTGCGTAGGCGTTCCCGCTACAGCGTCGCCCACCAGTGAAGGACGCTGCCGCCAGATGTAGACCGGCGAGTTGCTGCGTACCGTCTCGCCATTCGATTGCTCAATTAGCGCGTCGCCTTCGCCAACGGCAGACGAAGCAAGGTCCGCGATAAAGGCATCAAGCGCGGAGGAGAATGACAAGCCATTGGTTACAACACGGCTCTGGCTGTTCAGCACCGTAAGCGAGACGGAAGTGGGCGCTGCGTAAATGCTGGCCTTAGCGCCCTGATAAGCCGGATACCCGTCAACTGTCCGGATCGGCTGCGACCAAGGAATTGTGCGCGCCTCATCCCGATACACCGTGATCGGATTGGTCCGCGCGTCCAGGTTAGCCGCGCCAACGTAGATAAAGCCGCCAGTGCCAGCTTCGGGAAAGTAGGGGAAGGGGTTGGTTATGTTGGTCATGGGTTATTCCTTGGGCATCAGAGAGCGGGCAATCTTTGCCTTGATTTTTGCATCACGAATGCTGTCTTTCAGAACCTTAAGGCCGGTCAAAAGCGGAACTGGAATGCCAGTCGTAAGGCCGGTTGCACTCATTTCACCGAGTGCCGCCATAAGTGTGCGCGCCGTCCCGCTGTTGTTAATCGAAGTACCCGGCGGAACCGTGTTCACATACCGCACAACGTCATTCAAATCACGCAGTGTCTGCGCCATCTTGGGATCAAAGATAACATCGAGCCGCCCGTTCTTTTCCAGCTTGCCTAGCTCCTGATTGAGCTTGGCCGTGGAAATGACCGGCAGGTTCTCCGAAGTCATGTTGACGCCCTGCGTTGCCACTTCCTGCAAGTGGCGGACGGTTGCCCCCTGAAGCTCGCTCCAAGCCTGCCGCCCGCTGGCCCCGCTGGTGCGCAGCGTTTGGCGAAGGAACTTAATTTCCTCCGGAGAACCATCAAGGATTGACCGCTTGAACACCTTGTCAGCCGCAACCTTAGGATCGTCCATGTTCTTGATGTTTGACACCAGACGCGAAACGATGGCGCGATTCTCAAACTTGCGCGCTTGCTCAATGCGAAGCTTGCGCGCCTGCTGATAAAGCTCGCCGCCCTTGCCTTCGGTCGCCTGGTCAATGAGACCCTTAAGCTCGCCGCCATAGGCTGCGTTAGGCGTGCCGTACTGGGTGTTCTTGTTAATCAGCTTGCGCACTTCCTCCAAGTCACGCAGCCGAACCATGCCCGTGCCATCGGGGTCGTTGATACGCAGTTGCTCTGACACCGTACGAAGGATCGGCGCAATCTGCGATACAGTCGTTGGCGGCTGCTGATTGATGTAATCAACAATCTCGGCATAGGAGACAGGCTCTTGCGTTTCGCCCGCTGCATCGGCGCGCTTGTAGGCAACGTTGACCCTGTTCTTTGCCGCCTTGTATCCCGTCGTAAGCGCATTGATTACCGCATTGCCGGTTGCGGTAATATCGGGCGTTTCAGCGCCGGTCATGTCAATCAGCCGGTCAAAGTTTTGCAGCGCCTGAAGGTTGTTTTCTTCAGCCCGGCGACGAAGCGGCCCGCCCAGTTCTCCGAAAATCTGCTCTTTTTCAAACGCGAGTTGCTCGGCATCGCGCGTAGCCGCGCCGCGCGTCAATTCAACCGGAACAGGCAAGCCTTGCGCCTGCGCCATACGCATAGTCTCGGGAGAAGTACCCGCCGAACCAGCATCATTGCTGCGGAACGTGATAGGCGCGAAAGGTTCTTCGGCCTGCGCTGCCATCTGGTCGATACCGCCAGCCATTGAGGCACCAGCGGACGGGGTGCCAGCAGGCATACCGCCAGCGGGAGGAACGCCGCCGCCCATACCACCGCCCGGAGGAACGCCGCCATCGGGGGGAATGTTGCCGCCTTCACGGCCAAACACGCGGCCCACGGCAGGGGCAACACGCCTTGCAGCCGCACCTAGCGCCCGCCCACCAAGCGAACCCGTAGCACCCATTGCAAGGCCGGTGCCAATGTCCTGCCCGGTGTTTGCAGCGTACAAGCCGCCGTAAGCGCTCTCTGTAAGCGCCTCACGCCCAATTGCACCAGCAAGCCCGCCACCGGCAACACGCTCTGCAATGCTAGGCGCGGCCATGCGGAGAGCAGCCGAGGTTCCGCCTGCAAGACCAGCAGTGCCAAGCATGGAGCCGACAATCTCGCCGCCAAGCGCAAAGTCAGGGTTCAGAGCCTCAAGCCCCTGCACCTGATCGCCAGCGACTTGCGAGAGAAGGCCTGCACCAGCCGCGTTTACAGCACCCGTAAGCGCCGTGCCAGCGGGAGTCATTAGGAACTCACCAGCCGCTTGCGCAACGGGTGAACGCTGGCCGGTCTGTGCCGGGTTGAAGGTGACGGATTGCCCCTTGGCGCGGGCCTCAATAGCCGCTTGGATATTGGCAATGTCGTTAGGCGTGATTTTGCCGCCAGCCGCCTGCGCAGCCGCCACAATGCCTTGCAGGTCCGCCCCGCTCTGCCACGCTTGCTGCGTAGCATCCCTGATAGCCTTGTCCTGCTCGGTTGAGAACGTTGCACCAGCTTCGAGGCCGAGTTGTTGCGTCCCTTCCTCCGGAACGCCGCGCTCTTGCCATGCCTTTTCAATCTTGGGCAGATACGGGTCATCAATGCGCGAGAGGACCACCGATTCAGGGTTGATGTTATACGTGCCCGCCAAGCGTTCATAATCGCCGCGCACCCGGTCATAGGATAAACGGTAATTGTCCACCAGGTTGCGCATTTCGGTAAGCACGCGGTTGCGCACTTCCGGACGAAGCAAGCCACTGCTGTCAATGCCTAGCTCGCGCTGGATGCGCGCCACTTGGCGACCAATCGCACTATCACCAGCCTGCACGATGTTAAACTCTGCCTCGCGCACAACCGAAGCGGGGTCGAGCATCTTGGCGTATGCAGTAATCAGCGCCTGATCGCCGGTAGGAGTGGACTTCGCGCCAAGGGCAGACGAAAACTGCCGAATAACCGTTTCATAGTTGGTCGCTTCGGGAGCCTTGTTGAACGCGGTGCGCAGTTCCTTGGCGTAGTCAAACTGCTCCTTACGCCCCGCGCGCGCTTCGCCCTGCACGTTGAGTTGCGTGCCGGTTTCTGCCCGTTGCTCCGCAGCCATATCTTTCGGAGCGTTTGGAATAACCACACCCTGCCCGCCGCCAGCATCGCTAGGCGTGGAGCTATATTCTTCCCAAGGCATTACCTGCGGCATTTTAATTCCTCACTGCTCACCAAGGCGCACGCCATTGCGCAGCATCCAAGCATCTGTTTCGCCCTTGCCCTTGACTTCGACGATAGCGTCATACTGCGCTCGTGTCAGAACGCTTGGAATGCCGCCCGCTCCCAATTCAGGGGACTTCGTATCCTGCAAAGGCTTGGCCTTCACCCAATTGCTTTGAACGCCCGGATTGCCGCCAGTGAAGGTAAAGCCATTGCGAACCTCGCCAATGCGCGGCGGCTGCTTGATACGCGGAGGGGGAGCGCCCTTGCCGAACATTTCGTAGTATTTGGATCGCTGGCCGACAAACTTGCCGCCCTGCGGTGTGGGCATTTCAACAATCGGATCGATCTTAAGCTCAAGGAATTGGCGAGATTTTTCCACGCCTTCCTCGCTTTGGGGATTAATGTTAGCTGCTCGCAAGTCCTTCTGGAAACTAGTCAAGCCACCTTCGCCATACATCGTCTTGTAACGCTCGGGATCAAGCGTAAAGATCGTGTTTGCCAGCGCAACCTTGGCTTCTTCCGGACTGCGCTGCATTAGCTCAAGGCCAAACTGTAGCTCCTTAGCGTACTGCTCTTGCCCCGGCGTGTTCTTGGCTGCGGTCAGCAACTCACCCGCAATCCTTTGCGCCGAACCCATATCGCCACGTTCAAGCGCGGAATAGACTTGCGTCGAGTAATTCAGGCGCGTCTGCTTGATCGCGTCATTGATCGGCTCGTACGCCTTCTTAATGGCCTCCGCCTGCTCCGGAAACTCAAGCATGAACTCGGACATCGCTTCCGGCGAGCGGTCAGTCTTAAGCCGCTGGATAAACTGCGCATACCGCTGCTGCCGCTGCTGCTGCGCAACCTGCTGCTGCATGGCCTGCTCTTGCGCCAGGCGCTGCTGCCGTGCCGCCTGGAACGACTGCATGAACGCCTGCCCCGGATCGGGCATGGCTTGCAGGAAGGGGAGAGGATTGATTGCCATTAGAATGTGACCTGCTTGCCGGAAAGGTCAAAAGTACCACCACCATAGCCGCTTATAGGACCGGGGAGCGGAACTCGTGCGATAGGAATACCTTGCAGACTTGCCAGCGCGCTATTCGAATTAATCCCCGAACCATTAAAGCTCGACTGCCCACCCAACGCCCCGCCAAGGATGCCACCAAGGCTCGCCACGCCCTGCCCAAGCGCAGCACTAGAGCCTAGCGCGCCATAGCCCCGCGCCTGCCCGGTATCTTGCATTAGCGCGCCGACACTTCGGCCCGTCTCCACACCAGCAGTACCAACGCCCGCCGCTGCATTCTGGCCCAACCTTGAGATGCCGCCTAGTGTTTCAAGCTGCTGCTGAATTTGCTGGTTAAGCAATGCGGGACGGAACTGCGCCAAGGCCCCCTGCACATTTCCGCCCCGCAGCCCCCCGGTTGCACTCGCGTTTTGCAGGATACCCTCTTCACCCTGCCGCGCGAGAGCCTGGAACGTCGGGCTTTGCTCAAGCTGGCTGATAGCCTGCTGCTGCGCCTGTGCCCCGCCGGTCTGGAACTTGGCTAGATCGGCGCGCGGGTCGTTGCGCTGCTGCCACTGCTGCGCAAACGTGGCGAGGTCCTGCGTACCGCCGCCGTAGGGATTGATGCGCTGTGCGTTGAACGCCTGCATGAGCGCCGGATTTGACTGCGCGTAGGCCTGCCAATTGGTCTGCTGCGGTGCCGCCCCCGCCAGCGCGAGAAGCTGCGAGAATGCCCCCGTGCCGCCCTGCGCGTAAGGCGAGAGCAATTGCTGCACGCGGTCGAATTGGCGGCGCTGCTCCGCAATGGCCTGCGCGTTAGCCTCTGCCTGCGCATTCGCTGCGGACTTCGCGCCGCCGGAGGCTAGAAGGCTCCCGCCGATTGAAGCCGCCGCGCCGATAAGGGCTGAAGCTACTGCCATTAGTTGAACCTCTTGATGAATGTATGCTCAAAGGGCCGATAACCGCGCCGTTCGTAAAGCTTGGCCATGCGCTGCCCCTCCAGCCGGTCAATGCACTTCATTTGCCATGTCGAGCAGCCGCGCGCCTTGGCTTCATCCTCGATGGCATTAAGCAGACGAATCCCCGTCATGGCAGGCGCACCGTCAGCCACCCACCAGAATAGTTCTTCGCCAGACTTGTGAGCGCGGTTAAAGTAGACCGGTGAAACCATGCCGCCCACCATGCCGACGATCCCGTCAACTTCCGCGACAAAGCACAGGAAAATGTCAAGAGACAGCAGCCATTCAAGCGAGGCGATGCAATCCGCCTCCACGTATTCAAACAGATCATCCTGCCGCGCGCTAACGTCAAAGTCGCGCCCCATGGAAGCCATGGCGGGAATGTCATCAATCGTTGCGGCTCTAATCTGCATCCGGCACCTTTGTCAGGTGGCCTACTGGCTGGCCGGAACACTCAGTAAATGCACCATACCATGCCTTGCGGCCATAGTCAAAAGCGTTTAGCTGATTGCCCGCCCCGACGCGCGGATGTTGATGGCCGACGCCGTGCCCGCAATGGTCGAGATGAACCCGCCCGAAAGCAGCGTGTGCCCGACAAGCTCAGGAAACGAATACGTTTCCGAAGGCTGCAAGGTCTTGGCCTTGACAATCAGGTTCTGGTTGCCCGCCGTATCGCCAGAGGTGACAAGGTTCACCGAGATCGTCGCAGCCGACGCCGAGTAATTGGTGGCGGTGAACTTGTCGATGATCGTCGATACGTTGGACGAAGTGTATTGCGTCGTCTGGATGTTTTCCGCCGTCTTGGCGGGGATCAGAACAGTGTTGATAGTGGCCATGTTACTTCCCCTTCTTTCGTGCCGCTGCGGCATTGTCGATCAGATTCGGGTAGACCCTACCCGCAGCCTTCGCGCGGCGCTTGGCTGATGCCTTGGCTTTTGGTGAGAGCTTGGACGGCTTGTCGCCCTTCGGCTCTGCCTTGTCCCAGAATGGTGTTTTCTTCATGTCAGCAATCCCATTTACGAAGCGCGAGAGCCTTGCGGGTCGGCTTGCCCTTTTCGTCCTTCATCGGGCCTTCCATGCCGCCCATCCGCGCGCAAAAGGACTTGCGCCGTGCCGCAGCCTTGGGCGACTTCTTGGCCTGCTTGGCCGACACGGGAGGCTTGAGGTTCATGCCCTCTTTCTTGGCAGACGCGCGGCCCTTGGCATTCAATCCGCCGGTTGGTGACTTGCCTTCCTTGCGCTGCCAAGCCGGTGTTTTGGCCATGTTAGTCTCCTTCGACCAGGGGCAATGGCTCGGGCGCGGGCACGAGATCATCGCGGTGAACGCATGGCACGGGGTCACCGTCCAGCCAGTAGAGAGTACCTTCAGAGTCGATCCAGATCGCCATTAGGACCAGTTCCCTACTGTTGCGGTAGCCGTGGGGGCCACGCGGCGAATGAGGAGGTAGCTACCCGGCTGCACGGTAGGCGCAGTCCCGGTATTCGCTAGAGTAATTGAGGGGATAAGTGTACTGCCTCCGGTCATATCAAACGCGCCGTGTATGCGGGACGCGAGAGCCGTGCCCGCCCCCGCGATCTGAAGGGGTGTGACACTGCCTATTGTCCCCTGTAGGTTGACACCATTCTGCGCAAGGGCATTGCCGGGGGTAGTGTTATCAACACCAACGGACTGCATGAGCGAACGCGCCGCCGCGCCGATGGTGGCAGTGCCCGCACCTACAAGGCTAAACCCCACGTTACCGCTCGTGGCCGACATGCCTGTGATGTAGAGCATGAGTTCAAACACATAAGTGCCCGTGACCAAGGTCAGTGCGCCGTTGGTCGAGCCGTTAAAAATTTTCTGAAGCAACCCAGCCGTGTTTGTTAGCGCATACGCGGATTGCGTCATCGTAAACGAAGAGCCGAGGACCGCAGAGGCTGTGACTTTGTACTGGACCCCGGCATCTTCAGCCAGCATCAATTCGGTGCCCACGAGGTAGGTCTTAGACCCTAGGCCCGCTAGGCTAATGCTGGGCGCGGCCCAAGTCCCATCACCGCGCCAGAACGTCGTAGAGCTTGCCGATGTGCCCGAGTTGAACCGCGCAACAGCCAGATTGCCGGTCAAGTCCGCAGCGTCGCCTGTCGCCGCTATAGTAGCCAATCCCAGCGCCGTGCGCGCAGTGGCCGCTGTTGTCGAGCCTGTGCCGCCTTGCAGAATCGAAACAGGACTAGGAATGTAGCTCATACGATCACCCAATTCGCATTATCTGAAACGATAGTGATGGCCGTATATTGCACCGCCGTTGAAGCCGTGGCCGCGCCGTCGATTGTTTCAGCCCCCGCGCCATCCAGCGTCATGGTTCCAGCCACCATTAGCTTGAACGTAAATCGCGCCGTGTTACCAACTGCCGTGGGTAACGTAACCGTTACCGCCGCGCCGGTCACGAGAACCACTTGATCCCCGCTGGTAGCTGTCTCTGCATAGCTGACCGATTGGCTTGTGACCGTATAGCTATACGATCCGCCACCACTAGGCGTTGCCCACGTACCGTCGCCGCGCCAAAAGGTTGTCCCGCTTGCGCCCGTGCCGCCGTTTAATCTCGCAACCGGCAGATTGCCAATCAAGTCCGCAGCGTCACCCGTCAGACCGACCTTGGCCACCGCTGGTGTGGTTGGGGATGCCTCAAGCCCCGCAAGGCGCGCTTCGATTCCGCTCAAATCCAAGACTGGCGGAATGGCCTCTAGTGCCCCCAAGCGGCCTTCCAGCCCAGACAAGTCGGCAGCGGGCGGCATTCTATCCAAGGCATCAGCCAATGCCTGTATCGCATCCGCATTCGCGTTAGCCGCCGCAAGCGCGCTACTGCCCGCAACGTCAATGCCGTCAACCATGCCGGAGTTGAGGTAATCCTGCACCAGCAGAATGAGCCGCTCAAACTGCTTGATTTGCTCATGGTCGCCAAGGAAGGCGGCAAGCTGATTGCGGGTGAGGGTGAGCTTGTTTGCCATTACCAAGCCAACGGCTCTAGGGTGGCTTCAAGGCGCATGAACGAGGCATGTGCGTCACTGGTGCCCCGGAAGCGTTGAATGCGCCTGTCCTGCATCCTGCCTTGCTTCATCCATGCAAGGCGCTTGGTGGTATTGCCAATGGTGCCTAGCGAGATGGTCCGGTCAATCGACCATGACAGCCCGTCAACGCTGTAACTTGTCGAGATAGCCGGGTCTTCACCCAAGGCGACCGAACCCGTTAGCGCCATAAGCTCCAGGCTATTAAACAGCACGCCTGAGCCGCCGTTGTAGACGATCAACGTGCCAAACTCCCAACGCACCGGCTCGCCGTAGTGGCTGGAGATGTCCCGACGCAGATACCCGATGCGATTGGCTTGAGGATCAGCGCACCGCCATGCGTTGTAGGCGTAGCAGAGGTGCCGCGCGCGGTACTGCGAGAAGTCCTCCAAGCTGCTTGTCAGCACCGTCCAGACGGGAACCTGCAAGTCCCGAGACGCGCCGCCGTCATAGACCAGCGTGCGGTCAGGCAGGTGAACGTAGAGGAACTGGTGCGAGCCTTCGTTGCGCGCCTCCAGGATGGCCTGAGCGAGTTCCTCTTCGGTGTAGGCTTCTAGCAGCGTGTCAATCTCATGCGTGCTAATCTTGACCGCATTAGCATTGCCAGCCAAGTACACGGCAGGCTGCTCGTTGAAGCCCGAACCGAGGAACGCAACCGCCTCCATGTAGATGCAGCAAGCGTCCTTGCCGATGCAGCCCTTTTCAACTTGCGCGCCCTCAATGCGCTGGAAGGGGAACAGGCTCCCGCCGATGTTATCGAACATTTCGATGGTGTGCCGGTTCAGCGCAACCACCTCATTGCGCAGCTTCAAGATAGCAATGATCGGGTCCGGGTCCGCTTCCGAAGAGCCATACTTGAGCGGGTTGACGGCCAGCGGGTCGTTAAGTTCGGTCACAACCAGAAACGTGCCGTCCGTAGTCATGTAGTACCCATCGACCCATAGCACATCGTTCACTGTGCCAAGGTCGGGGTCCACATTCTGCCGCAGTCCGGCGGTAGGATTGTAAAGAAACAGATTGCCATTCGACGCAATGGCCAGATCGTCGAAGCCATAATCAAGCGTGACCGGCAAGTCGTCATTGCCAACATCGCCAATCACCGTCTCCACGCCCGCGCTGCTGATTGAGCAGAGATTGCTACCGTTGACCGCGTAGAGAATGCCATTCCAGAGGATCAAGCCACGGCACACGCCCGACGTAGCGCTCCATGCGGTGAGGCCATCTGCGGGCCGCAGGAAGCCGGTAGAGACGCCGTTATCCTTGGGCACGGCAAAGAAGTTCACCGGGTACGATGTACGCAGAGCCGGTGAAGTGTCCGAGTAGATGCCGCTAAGGATCGGTATTTGCGTCATGCAGAGAGAGCCTGAAGTTGCGCGTTAGGCAAGCGTCTGTTGTAGTAGGCAATGGTGCGGATGTGCGAGTTGGTTACGTTAACCGCTGCGCCGCTTGGGTCCGCGCCGATATTGAATTGCGTCAGCGATACCGGCAACGCACCAGACGCATCAGTGACAGCCGTTCCGCCGTTACGCGAGGCCGCAAAGTCATTCACCGCATACGCACTAGCAACCTTGTTTACAGTACCGGCAGCACCATAAGCGCCGAGCGACAAAGTGGCCTGCGCCACAGAACCGGAATAGTACACGGCGCGCATGGCACCGCCGCTATCGTTGTCAAAATGAACCGAGTTCTGCCCGACAACGCCGTTAGACGCGGCTATATACGTGGCGAATTGGTTGGGCGAAGCCCCATAGCTGGCAACAAACGTCCCCGCGCTGGCATTGTACCAATTAGAGAAGTTGGCTCCGGTCATGGTGGCAATGTCCGCGCTGCGGGCCACTGGCGAGGCTGCGGTTGGGATGAAGCTGGTTGCAAACGATCCAACCTCAAGCTGGGCAAACTGCACCAGGCCAACCACGGTGCAAACCAGCACGCCCAAGATAGGCGTAAACGTCAACACCCGCCGATTAGGGTATGCGCCTGTGCCGACAACCGATGCAACAGCCGCGCCCGATAGCGTTATGGTCCCGGTCCCGTAGAAGCTAATCGTATGCGGAACCGCTGTCACTGAGACACTCTGCGTAGGGAGTACCACGCCGCTGATCGGGCTATTGACCAGCAGGTTCGTCCGCGCCTCCTCGATTAGCAGGCCACGCGGGGAACGCGAAACGGGGTCAAAGTCAAAGCGGGGCGTGTCAACCGCAACGGTTTGAATAAGCCCGTCCTGCCCTACTCTAGTGGCCGCTGAGCTTCGAGCAAACGTAACGGCGCTACTCAAGACAGGCTCTGTCAAGAAGTCCAGCGCCATTGACGGCAGTGGCCTATTAACCGTCCCCAGCCGAAGGTGCATACCAAGGTCCATTAGAAGCCCGACCCCGGCGTAATGATGATGCTACCATCCGCTACTGTCGCAATCGTGCGAAGGAGCTTAGGACCGAAGCCGGTATAAATGCGGATTTGCTGCCCCGGCAGGATAGGGAAGCCCGTCGAAGTCGTCGGAGCCGTACCAGTGGGGACGGTTGCCTCGCTTTCGTAAGCGGTCAGCATGACATGCGTGCGGGCCGTGGCGCTGGTGTTGGTGAGAACCACGCAATCGCGGTCTTTTGGCAGAACCAAAGCGGCGGTTGCACTTGTCGCATTGCTAACGACAGTGGTTGAACCCCAAGCGGGGGTAAAGGGACGTTCCATTAACCAATCCTCCAATCCGAACCCGTGCTAAAGACAGGCACCGTGTTAGCGCCGCCACCGGCCACCACAGAGTTGAATGTGGTAGCGTTGGCATCCGATACCGTCGCACGCGCTCCAGCCCCTGCCGTGGCCGCGCTGGGCAGATTCGCAACCGTCACCGTAGTCACCTTGATATAGGACGAAGCGGACAAAGTGGAGAACGCCGTCGAGAGATACGCTACTAGCGTAGTCAGCGAGAACTTGCGCGCATCGCCTTGGGACTGCGCGTAGACCGGGACGCTATCCCCTGCGCTAAGGCTAGCGACCGCCGAGAGTTGATTGATCGTGGACATACTTAGAACTCCAATACGCCGTCATCGCCGGTAACAAGCCGATCAACCGGACCCGTGGTAAATACCTGATAGCCCCACCAGTAGGGCTTGTTGCCGCCACCGAGGGGCATCTTGCGCGGCTGCACTTCGGATGGCTGCGCGTGAATGTTCAGCAGCGCCTGGTAGGCCCGCATGAAGTTGGTCCGCGTGTCAGCCATCACCGTCTTGCCGAAGCTAGGCGCAATACGCAGCGCAAGGCCGGTGACGATGGCCTCCCATGCGCTGTCCGGTGCCTCCGTTTCGTCGGTCAGGTTGCCAGTGCCGGGGCCGGACGGGATCGGGTAGCCCACCCGAATGCCGCGCGCATTCCATTCCGCCATCATGCTATCGAGGCGGCGCATGGCGCTGTTGAGTTCCTCAGCCGTCGCGTCGTAATTGTACGCGGCAAGGCCGATCTCTTCCAGAGCGCCATCAATGAAGTCGCGGCGAGTGTAGCCCATCAAACCCGCTCCGCAATGCGCTGCGCAAGTACCGCGTCGGTTGTGCGCGCGTTGAACCCAATACCAAGCTCGCGGGCTTTCTGCTCCAGTTCCTCGCGGGTGGCAGGCGACACGTCGTCAATGGCTTCGATGGCATCACCTGCAATCGCTTCAGGAAGCGAGAGGTGCCAGCCGTCCGCAAGCGCAGCCTTGAGCGCACCAGCGTCATCAATGCCGCGATAGTCAAACGTCAAGCCGCCAGACGCACGGTGCGCGCCGGGGATGCGGTAAACCATGGTGGGGAAGTCACTCACTTCTTGCGAGCCTTCTTTGCTTTCTTGGCAACGTCCAAAGCGATGGCCACCGCCTGCTTTTGAGGCTTGCCTGCCATCATCTCTTTCTTGATGTTGGCTGATACGGTTTTAGGTCCGTAACCCTTCTTCATTGGCATTGCCTTATCTCCTAAAAAAGTGGGGCGACGTTAGGAGAACCGCCGCCCCACCCACCTCTTACGGCTGGCCGAAGAGGATCACACCGTTCATCTGCGGGTTGGTATTTACCACCCCGTAAAGAACGTCGAGAGTGTAAAGGCTGGTGAAGGTCGAGTTATCGAACTTCTTGCCCATCACAACCTCAAGGCCCTGATCGGTCGTGCCGCGCATGATATCCACGCCCTGACCATCCGGCACAGCGTAACGGCCCGGAAGCAGTTCGACGCTGTCCTTGAACCAGAACGGGTTCGCACCAGACGCGTTGTCGTTCAGCCAGTTGATCGCCGCAGTGCCGCTGGTCGAAGCGACGTTGATGTTCTTGTATGCCAGTTCCGCCGCAGTAGGCGAAGAGTTGGCACCGATCATCGGCGGCGAGATCGTCATGGTCGTGCCGGTGTCAACCGAGATCACGCGGAAGGTACGAAGCTGGCCCGTGCTTTCCTTCGTAATCATGTGAACGGCTTCAATACCGGCGATGGTGAAGGTATCGCCAGCAACCACGTTGGTCGTGCTGGAAACGGTCACGGTTTGATAGCGGTTGTCAACGTTGTTACCGTTGGCATCCACGTTGTCCGGAACGTAGCGAACCTGCGCACCGTTGGTTGCAATGGTGATGGAGCCACCACCAGCCGCAGCCGGAATGCGCTTGCCTGCGTCGATCTTGTAGGTCTCGAAGCCTGCAACCATGCCGACATACGAACGCTCGTAAGCCGAGATGGTCTTGTTCGCCACGAGGTTCTGGCGACCCGCCAGGTTGCCCGCAAGGCCGTTGTAATCGCGCGTGGTAAGCGCGAGGTAACGATCACCTTCAGGAACGCCCTGCTCGTTCATCATGCTCTCAGCAAGCGCGATGTCGTCATAGTCACCGGCAGCGCCAGTGATCGGAACGACAAGCGTGCCCTGAAGCGACACAACGTCACGCACCTTGGTGTTGATGTCCGAAGCGAGACGCTGATAAGCGGCCTTGCCAAGACGGCCTTCCTGAAGCGCATCGCGAAGTTCAAGAGCGTTCATGTCCCACGAAACGTTCTTCTTTTCGGTCAGGCGCGAGGGAACCGAAAGCTGCGTCACATTCTGCGGAGTAACCGCCGAACCCACGGTGCGGGTCTGGCTGTTCAGGATGTAGGGCATCGGACGCCAGATCGTATCGTTGGCGCGCTCCATGAGCTGACCATCGGTGCCGAACTTGGCGACATTGCGGGAAATCACGAGAGCGTCGTTGAAGCCCTCAAGAATCTGCTCGAACGCAACGCGTTCTTCTTTCGAAAAATTGTTAGCCATGGGAATCTCCACATATGGCGAGAACGGAAAAGGGCTTATGCCCGGTTCGGAACTCGCCTATTCGGGAAAGGCGGCTACCCATGGACTGCGCATTTATAGCCGCGCGAAGGCTGATAGGGCGGATGCTATCACACAACCGCCCTATGTGCAACTACCGCCAATAGCTGTCGTCGTTGGCGATGATGAGGCAGGTGATGCTCATGATTGCGAGCCAGAGCGTTGTCATGCCGCCTTGCTCCGCTTGTAGGCCATCACCTTGGAGAAGTCGCCAGTCTTGGCGGCTTCCTCGCGCAACCGCTCCAGCGTGTTATCCGTGCTGACAACACCAGTGCCAGTAGCTACGTTGACTGAACGCTCAGGGGCCACGGCAGGCTTGCGGGTTGCTTTCACGCTCATCTCCAGTCGAACGGCTTCCGCCACGAATTCGGCGTAATCCTTAATGCCTGCCAGTGCAGCCGCCTTGGCCGGGTTCTTGCCCAATGCGTAGACAAGCGTAGGCGCGTCCTTGGCCACCTTGATAAGCAGACCCTGCTGCGTAGTGTCGAACGTGTCTTGAACGAAGGCTTCGGCGTCATCGTAATCAGGGACCGGCAGCTTGGCCTTGGCTTCCTGATAGCTCGCAACCTTGGCTTCCCATGCTTGGTTGGCCGCGCGCTGCGCTTCCTCTGCCTCGCGCTGCGATGCCTCGACCTTGGCCTTGTCCTGATACCAGGCTTCTAGCGCGCTCTCGAATGCGCTTTCGTCATAGTCGCAGCCCTCAAGCGTAGGCTTTGCGCCAAGCTTGGGAGCATCGGGTGCAGGTGCGCTTGCGGCCTCAAGTTCCTTGACCCGGCGCTGAAGCTCGCGCTTCTCTTTCTCGCGCTCCCGGTCACGCTTGCGAAGTTCCTGCACCCATGCCGGGGCCTTGGCAACTTCGTCCTCAGAGACTTCACCGTCTGGCTCTTCGTCACCGATCTGGACGACTAGCGGGCCTTCCTCCTCAACCGGCTGCGGCTCCTCGACGGTTTCAATGGTCTGTTCGATTACCTCTTGCTCTTCGTCCATGCTTTGCGCCCTCCTAAGCGCCTAGTTGCGTGCCTAGCGCCGCCATAATCTCGGCAGTCTCGGCACGTGTCTTTTCCGCATCCGCAATGGACTTGGCAGTGTCAGCCTGCGCCTTATCCGCAAGCGCCTGTTCCTTTTCAGCCGCTGCTGCAAGGTAAACCGCGTTAGGATCGGGCTGGCCCTGCTCCTGAGCAGCCGCTTCCATCTGCGCACGCTCTTCCTCGTTCGGCTCGATCACGCCCATGCCGACAAGCTGCTTGCGGTAGTAGTTGTTGACATCGCCCAGGCCTTCGCCCTCGACGTTCATGAGGATCAGCGCAGTCAGCACCTTGGCATCCTGCGGGTCTTGCGCCATCGGCAGAAGGCCAGACAGCGCACGCACCATTGCGTCACGGCGCGAGGTGAAGGACGGCCCAACGTCGGACACAACATCCAAGTCTGCCGCGCCTAGATCGTTCTTGAGGACTTCCTTGCCTGTTTCATCGAGGACCGGCTTGGCAAGCTCCACGCTGGAAATGTCGCCGCGCTCGCCCACGCTCTTCATCGCGCGGCCTTCCTCGACGTAAATCTCCTTGGCCATCGAAAGCCAAATCTCGCCGCAGCGGCGCATGCTCTTGGCAAAGTTGCTCATGTAGATGAACGACTGCATGTCGAGGCGCTGCTGGATCATCTCGACAGCCTTGCCTGAGATGTTCGACACCACCTGCTCCGCGCCTTGGTTCATGCCGAGAATCTCGTTCATGTCCGCGCCGCACTGGGTAATCAGCGCCGCAAGCGCTTGCGGAATGTCGGGAGCCTCGATGTAGCCAACCGGGCCAGCCGGGGCCATGCTGCCATCGGGCTGGATCATGGAGTTGACGCGAAGGAACGGCAGGTTCTTGATGTTCGCTTCGGACCATTCCTGCTGCAAGCCTGCAATCTGCTCGCTGGCAAAGATAGGCTTGCGGGTGGGCGAGATCGCCGCGATGTCAGCCAGTAGGCTAATCATCATGTTGTAAATGCGCTGCGCATCCTTGGCCAAGCGCACGATACCCATGCAGCGCTCGATGTTATCAACGAACCAGCGCTTGCCGTAGACCGGGATGATCGTAATATTCTTGCCCGCGATGTGGCCGCAATCCTCAAGGATACGCGCGCCGTTCAGGATGTACTTGCGGACCTTGCGGCGCTTGATCTTGCGCGCCTTGACCTCGATCACCCCCTTCCCAGCTAG